CAAGTCATACTAATGATTCTGAGGTTATTGAATATATGAGAACTAATCTTAAACATTGGAGTGAAAAGCATGATAAGGAGTTATTGAAACAAGCATTAATTTTTAATGAAGCATATGAATTAAATTATGTAAATTCTGATGGCTTATATAGTTCTAGGATTCTAACACCTAGAAATGCTTATATACTTTTAGATGCCGATGAAAATGTAGAAGTATTAATACATATTTATAAGAAAAAGTTTGATGTAGAAACTGAATATGCTGATGTGTATGAAGGAAATACAATTTCCCATTATACTGTAAGTGGTTCGGTGTTCACACAAATCGGAAAAGTAGATACTCATATATTTAGTAGGATACCAGTAAGTGTTTGCACTATTGGATATGTTTATGAAGCTATATTTAGAAAAGTAAAGGGCTTACAAGATGGATATGAGACAACTTTATCAAATATCATAAATGAAATATCAGATTTTAGAAATGCATATCTTACCCTTACAGGATGTGAATTAGAGGAAGAGGATCTAATTGAAATGAAGACTAAAGCAGTTATCCAACTAGGTGATAAAGATAGTTCGGTGCAATGGGTTATAAAAGATTTAAATGACGCATTTGTTCAAAACGCATTGAATACAAGTGAGGATAAAATATATCAAATGAGTTCCCACATAAATTATAATGCATCTTTAGCAAGTAATACATCCTCTTTGGCTATGAAGAATAGACTCATAAGTCTTAATCAAAAGTGTACTGATAATATACAAGCTATGCAAGATTGTATAAAAACTAGGCTGAAATTTTTATTTGAATATGCTAAGGTGAAAAATAAAAAAGATTATTCTTACCTCGATATTGATTCTAAATTTACTGCAAATGTGCCTACTGATGATTTAATGATTGCTCAAATATTATCTCAGTATCCAAACATTTCAAAGAAAACTGGATTAGCACAATTTAGTTTTATAAATAATGTTGATGCTGAAATGGCACAATTGGAAGAAGAACAAAAGGCAATGTCTATTGGTGAAGATTTATTAAATCCTAAAGTAGATACTACTGGTGGTGATCAATAATGCCAGAAAAGAGTGTTGATAAAGCTTATCAGGAAATGATTGAGCAAATAAAAATTGACCAAGAAAAAACTGAAGAAAAAGAGATGAAAGAAGTTTATAAAGAACAGAAGGTTCAATTAGATAAATTGAATCAATTAATTGCGTTGATTTTTATAAAATATTCTGTAGAGGGTCTCATAAAAGTTAGTCCAACACAAAAGGCAAGTGTAATGAATGAGGTGAAAAATGAGTTAAAAATCATGGGTAAAGCATTGGCAAATAAAGAGATTAGTAAGGTTACTTTTATTCTTGGTAAAGCCTATCTTGATACTTATTATAAAAGTGCATTCATCATAGACTCAGGAATGAAAATTGATTTAAAATTTGATTTATTAAAGAAAGAATATGTAAATGCAGCGGTGAATTCCGTTTATAAAGAGGCACTATTCTCAGATAGAATATGGAAAAATAAGGCGTCGATGATTGATAAACTTCAAGGCTCGATTATTGAAACCATGAAGGGTAAGACTCATTTGGACAAGGTGACTCGTGACATTAGAGACACTTTTTCAGTACAAGCTAATGAAAGTCAAAGACTAGTTAGGACAGAGAATGCCAGAGTACAAGCAAAAGCAACAGATGATATAGCAATGAGTTCAAATATTAAGAAGCAAATGTATAATGCTACTTTAGATATGAGAACCAATCCAAAAGATGCTTCATTCGATGGAAATATTTACGATGTAGATGATATGAGTAAACCTAATATTCCTTTACATCCAAATTGTAGATGTTGCTATATAAATATGCCTAGCGAGGATTGGAAACCTTCTACAAGGCGAGATAATGAAACTAAAGAAGTAATTGATTATAAAAATTATGCCACTTGGTTAAAAGATAAGGGAGTTGAAGATTAGTGAACATACCTAAAAGGGTTAAAATAGGTGGGCATTTACTTGATATAGAATTTACTAATGATTGTAGCAAAATTGATTACAATGAAATTGGTAAAACATGTTTAGGTAAGAATATAATAAAAATAAATAAAAATTATCCTAAGTCTAGGCAAGAAGAATGTCTTTTACATGAAATAATTCATAATTGCCTATTTGACTTGGATGAAGAACAGGATGAATCAATGGTCACGAGATTGGGGACAATGCTATATTCTATCATAAAAGATAATCCTAAAATGTTTAAATAAAAGGCTATTAGTTTGATTAAACCCTTACTAGTGGTCTTTTATTATATTCAAAAATAAAATATTTTGTCCAAACGAGGTCTTTTATTTGCAACAGACCTTAAAGAAACATCTAAATAAATTGCGTTCTTAGTGGATGACCGTTAAGAGGGCAGAAGGGAAGGTAATAATTATGTCAATCGAAAATTTCGCAGAGGTTCAAACATATTTAGATTCAAAAAAGGAGGATGCAGAAGTTAAAACTTACTTAGATAGTTTCAAGGTACAACCTAGCTTGGAGGTATTTAAGAATAAATTAAACGATGCAGACTTTAAAAGCTTTATGGACTCAGAAAAGGATAATCATTATAAAAAAGCTCATGCAACTTGGGAAACTAATAACTTGCAAAAATTAGTTGACCAAAAGGTTAAGGAACTTTATCCCGAAGCTGACCCAAAAGATTTAGAAGTAAAACAACTTAAAATTATGATTGAGCAAATGCAGAAAGATAAAATACATGAGGAACTTGTTAACTTAGCTCTTAAAACAGCCAATGAAAAGAAGCTTCCAGTTGAACTAGTTGATCTCTTAATTGGGAGTGATAAAGATTCCACAATTAAAAACTTTGAATCATTAGAACGTGTTTTTGCACCACTAATTGACGCACAAGTTACTGAGAGAATGAAAAGTTCTAGCTATGTCCCACCTAAAGGAGATGACAAAACAGGTGAAAAGAATCCTTGGAGTCTCGAATACTTCAACCTGACTGAGCAAGGCAGAATTTTGAGCGAAAACCCAGAACTAGCCAAGACTCTAATGTCAGTTAATAAATAGAAAATAATTTAAAAAAAGAAAGAGGTTTTTTAATATGTCAAGTACAAAAATTTCAAACATAATCGTTCCTTCAGTTTTCAACCCTTATGTAATTCAGGAGACTAACCGTTTAGACGCATTCGTTCAAGCAGGCATAATCGCAAATGATGCATCTTTAGATGCTTTGGCAATGAGTGGTGGTAATACAATCAATATGCCTTTCTTCAATGACCTAAGTGGAGATTCTGAGGAATTATCAGATACCGTTCCATTAACTGTTAATGCAATTACTACTGGTCAAGACGTAGCTAGACTACATATGAGAGGTAAATCTTGGGGAGTTAATGACTTAGCAAAATCTTTAAGTGGAACAGATCCTATGCAAGTAATTGCTTCAAAGGTAGCTAAGTTTTGGGTGGGAGAAAGAAGTAAAATAATTTTTAAATCCCTTCAAGGTATTGAAACTACTGCTTCTACTAATGTATCCGATATATCTGGTTTAGCAGGAGCTCTTGCAGTAATAAACGGTGGAACATTAATAGATGCTAAACAAAAAATGGGTGACAATGCTGATAAATTAACAGCAATAGGAATGCATTCTGCTGTCTACTCTAAATTACAGAAGGATAATGTAATAGTTTATCTTCCAACATCTAATGCATTAATTACAATCCCAACATATTTAACATATAGAGTTATCGTAGATGATACTTGTCCTAATGTAGCTGGAGTTTATACAACTTACCTATTTGGTGAGGGTGCATTTGGTCTTGGTAATGGTGAAGCACCAACTCCTACTGAAATGGATAGAGATTCTTTACTAGGTGAAGACATTTTAGTTAATAGACAACACTTTATCCTTCATCCAAGAGGGATCAAATGGACAGAAACTGCTGTTGTAGGTAAGACTCCAACATTTGCAGAAATGGCAACAGCAACAAACTGGTCTAAAGTTTATGATACTAAGAACATTAGAATCGTTATCTTTAAACACAAAATAGCATAATTGAAGGGGGTTTTATACCCCTTTTTTTTATAATTAATGAGGAGGTACTATTATGGGATTATCTAGTTTTAATAGGATGCGTGAGCTTAAAAAAGCAAATGAAAAAGAATCAAAAAAACTAACTAAAAAGACTAAAGGTAAAGAAAAAGATAAACAAGGTGATAAATAATGGTATTAGCAGATGTAAAAACACTGTTAAATATTGATGATTCAAAAGATGCCGTTTTAACACTGTTTATTAGAAGAGGCGTAACATTAATAACTAATTATCTAAAAAGAAA